CCACAATTTACAAAATTTTACATACATACACACACAATCTCTCAATTTTCACAACAAACACTCAACATGTCTTGCTACAGTCCAGTTTCAATCGCTGACTTCAAGCTCTACAAACAGAAATGGGACGAATGGCTAAAGAATAACCGTTCGAATTACTCTATCCAGGACCGCAAGGTCTTGGCTGAGTATGACGAGGCTATTCTTATAGCTAAGTCATGGGTAGTTGACGCTCTTCGATCTGAGCAACTCAGCATCGCGCCTGAACAGATCATTAGCGTCCCTCTATCCATTTCTTCGACCCCCAGTCAAGAAGTGAATCAGACACCCCCCCCCCCCATGAGGAAAGTCAACAAGAAAGATCTCTTCGGAGTCTCTATTAATGACCTCCTCACCCCTACTGGAATTGTACTCACCTCTGAGTACGTTCCTCCACCCCCACCTGCTGAAGAAGCTCCTCTCACTAAAGAGAGCTTCTCAGCACCCCTCCATGTATCGGGTCCTAAAAAGACCCCTTACACTTCGCGTCTTGTTAAGTCTACTGGACGAGTCACTAAACGTGACATGTCTAACAAGACCATTCCATTAGGTCTCAAGAACGTTACGACCACACTTTGGCCTGAACGTTTCACTAAGAAGATTAAGGACTTTGTCCTTGATCCCCTTTTGGAATCCACCTTCCCCATCACTCTTGTTGAACTTGAATTTCATCGTGCATACTATGCACAGAAATCTCAAGTTCACAAGCACAACACATGGGTCAAACACACTGCCTATGACTTCCGTAAGGAACGTCGTTCTGAATTCCGTGCTGCTACTAAAGTAGCACCTAAAGGCATTCCCACTGTCCCAGCTTTTTGTGCTTCTCTTAACCGAGATGCACGTAAAGTTTGGACTTCAGGTGGCGTTTTTCAGAAACGCCCCACTCTCGACGAGGAACTCCTCGATGATCTCCACAATTTTGTGGAATCATTCGACCTCGTCATTCCATCTGGCCCCGTCCAGACCCCTCGACGCAAGCACGTCATTGTTTCTCAGCCTTTCAGGCAGGAACATGTCGTTGCTCCCGTCCGGGAGCGCACTTATTTTACAGTCTCGCTTTTAATTAAGTTGAGACTTATTATTCGCGAACTCGCGAAACTTCGCCTCCCTAAGAAGAAAACTTCTGATCTTCCACGCACTAGATTCTTACCTAAGTACGTTGATCTTAATTCTTTCACACAATTTGAACGATGTACCCCCTTCCACGAAGGAGGACATTTCACATCTGTTCATTTACATCAAGAAAAACTTAATATTGAAAAGATTATTCAATCTTCTATTGATACTCAATTTCTTGATTCCGTTCAATCTTCATTTATTGAAGTTAACGGTCCCACCAAACCTGATTCTAACATGCCTGACCTTGGAGTTAATTTATCTCCAGGTTGGTCTATTGACCCATCCGCACCCGCAGATACTATGAATCATCATAATAACAGAGTTATCAGAACTCATGTTATTTCTTGTGCTAATAATACTTTATTACAGCACATTTATAAAGAAGTTAATAACAGGCCTATACAATCAAACGCATCTTTTACAGATGCTGATCGTCAAGCTCTTAAGAATACTGAACAAAAGGTCTCAGACCTTATTCAGAAATTCAACAACACTTCTTCTCAATCATCAGCTTCATATACTGAAGCTGATCGAACTATCGCTCAACAAACTTTAGATAAAGTCAATGAGATTAAACAATCTCTTAGACCACAAGGTCAGGATGGTCAACGTCCTAACCTCTTTACTGACGATTTTCTCACTCGTCTTCGCAACTCTGTTGCAAACATTGAGAAAGCTATTCGCAAATCTCAAGAAAACGGTCAATTGACCGATTCTTCCATTAATCGTCCTAACTTTGTTGACACTAACGGAGCTTCTGACTCTGATGATGATTCTGATATCATTAACACTTCAGATCCTTCTAAGCCTGTATTTCCTAAGATCCCATATAACGGCTCCCCAGCCGCTGGAAATTCTCTTAAAGAGAATTTAGCTTATTACAGGCGTCTTTATCCACATCGTCTTAAGACTGTTACTCTTCACGGAGTTAAATATGTCTATGATACTCAACCCACCGGTACTAATGGTATCGGATCTGACATCACTTGGGGTTGGTGGATGTGTACTTATAATGCATGTCAATTCCTAAAATCTGTTGGCTACACTTCTGTAGAAAACAGACCACGTTATCATGGCTCTTATGACTACTCTATAAACAATCACGCTTTACTAAACGTATTGTTTCATTTTCTTGGAAATCCATTTATTAAAAATGGACCCAACACTCAAGTTATACTACCTGCTCAACAGGTACCATATAACCCACAATTTATTGTGCAACAGAATCCACTTCTTATTGCTCAAGCACAAAATACTGCTGAGCATACCCAATTGCACAATGAGCACCAAGCTCTTGCACAACAGAATCAATTTATTGCGCAGCAAGTCGGAACTATCCAAGAACAACTTGGAGTCCCTGCTGGGTCTACACAGACTGCACCTGCAAATCGACCGGGTACTACCCCGTCTAGATTCCGTTCATACGAAGACGCCTTTAATGGTGTCTACGTTCCTTCTAGTTCTAACTACCAACCCAACGGAGTTACGAACCTTCCAGAAGATCGTGCTGAGCTTAATGCTGATGATACTATGCCTATCGGAGATGTAACCATCTCCGAAACTACTGGAGAAGTAATTCATCAAACAGATGGAGAAATCATTGAAACCCGACCAGTCGGATTTATTAACGATTACCATCAGCAAGATATTTACAATGTTAAACCTATTGTTGGTAGATGGCAACATCTTAAAACTAAAACTTTGAACCAAGCCATGATGGCAAGAGGACAACGTATTCATACAGTCCATCTTCCTAATGATGCTATGGCATTGTCTAGTACTAACCCCTTCTTCAGGGATTTAATGAAGAACTTTGCTTCTGCAAAGTATGATTTTAGAGTCAAAGTAGTTACTAACTCACCACTTACTTATGGAGGTATCTTTTACCTTCATTGGGACTGGTTTGGTAGAACTAATTCAGTTGTCAAGTTGACCCCAGAAATTATTTCCACAGGAAACTATGTTAAATGGGATATTGGCAAACAAGAAAGCGTTGAGATGGCTATACCACCTAACGTTGTGACAAATTTTCTTTCCACTGTATTTGGGAAGACCGCACCCACACATTTGGGTAGGTTTGATCTTTACACGGCTTCGAATATTATCATTCCAGCTGAATGCGCTAGACCAACATTTAGTGTATATTGCTGCCTTGATGCTGTCACACCCGTGACTCTTATGCCACGTTGGGACGGCTCTTATGCTATTCCTAATGGAGGAGCTATTGCTACTAAGCAAATTTCAGCTTTCTCTTACACAAGTATCCCTAACATGGAAGTACCTTTTCCTATGAATCTTAATGGTTCAGGAATTGCTATCCATTCACCGGATGCTGCAACACTTAAAGATTACATTAATCAATTTTCATTACTTGATCATTTTAGATGGTCATCTAGTAAGATATTTGGTGATCAATTAGGATCATTTAGTGTTACACCAACCGCTAACCCGACCAGCGGTACCCAGATGACACCTACTGCTGTCTCCGAATATGGTAAACATTTTGCCTTTTATACCGGAGGTATGGAAATAGAGATTGAGGTTTGTTCAACCAACTTCTCATCTGGAAAAATTTTAATTGCTGCTGATATAGGAGCTTTAGAATCAATTGCAGAACCACATGCAAAGATTACACATATGGTTGACTTACGTCAAAATCATACATGTCGTTTCTTATGTCCTTATAATGCACCAACACCTTACCGTAATACTTTTATGGGGGGGACAATTGGTGATCATCCTCTCACACGATCTTATAAGATTAGTGTTTACGTCGAGGAACCACTCATTGTAGGTATCCCTGGTTCAACTGATGTTACTGTCAATGTTTACATTCGACCAGCAATGGACTTTAGGTTCGCTGTCGCTGCAAATGGTCTTGATAATTCTAACAATCTTGCTAGGAGAATCGTTCAAGGACCTCTTGATAACACACCACATGCAATTAAACTTCCTACCCATATGCCACAAGTTGGTTTTCAAGAGGGTAGAAATGAAGAAAAATATAACCATGGTCATAGTGATAATAAGATTGCAAGTCTTACTCATCGTGGAGTCTATCATTTAGATTCAGAACCATGGATGGATCAATATGCTGTACTTCAGCGTTATCAAGATTTTACATCATTTACTCTGCGAGTAGGTGCAAACGATGATATTTATATACCCGTTATGCCCAAATTCCCAGAAGGTGTTGAATCTAACGCTTTGGCATCCATTGCTAGTCATTACCCTGTATGGAATGGAGGACTTAAATATAAGTTTAAAGTTATTAAGGGTGAGGGTACAGTTATTATTGGTCATGCCCCTAACACTGGTATATTGCAACCTGTAAAGAATAAACCTTATGGAACCCAGAAACATAACACTGGCCTTAAAGGAGGATTTAGTTGGGGAGCTTATCAGAAATTTAATATAAGTTCAGAGACAACTTTTGAGATCTCATGTCCTTATTACTCAAATTATGAAAGATTGTATATCCCACATAAATTTTACGATGATGAAATATTACCGTATTTTTCATGTAATAATGGGAATCTTATTATACAACCATTGAGAATAACATCGGACGTGGAAATTGAAGTTTCTATTGGTGCCTGTGCTGATTTTGCATTTTATGGTAGAAGCAATGCTCTTCCACGAGATGCTACTCGGGCCAGGTACCAATTAGAGGTAGAGAAATATGTCCCTCCAGTTACGTCTTCTGTTGTTCCAGACGCAGACAGATTAGTGGACCAAGATATGAACCCTGCTCCTGATGTTCAAGCTGAACCAGATGAAACACCACTCGTTACAAATGGACCTGACGAAGGTAATAATTGTATGAATTGGAAATCAATTGCACGTAAGTTTGGGATGAAGAAACCAAAGGTAGTAGTTAATGCTGGTCTCAAAGATAGTAAAGCTATTAATGAACTTATAGTAACTATATGTCAAAATTGCCACCATTGGGCATGCGAACACGATTGTAAGGATTACGTCGTGAATGGCTATACCGCTCGAGCTTTCGAGTGGGTTGGTGGTAAATTGGCTAAAGGAGCTACTGATTCTGTAGATCAATACAAGATGAACGAAATTGTTAAGATGTTCTTTGATTCTCTCATAAATATTATTAAAGTATATATTGAGAGTGCTCAGAACTCAATATTATCAAAACTTAAAGAGTTCTTTAAAACTGTGACTGCTAAAATTCCTTGGAGTATTGTAGTTGAAGTAGTGGCTTTATTAGCTTGTAGATGGATCATTAAAAAGATGGGATACGTTATGGTATTTGATTACCTGTTTTTCCCACTTTATGTCGCATCGAAGGTTACTATGCAAGTCAGTAAATTATTTGCTGATGCTGTTAAAACATTGGATGAGATGTTTAAAGCTGGTTCTAACATGAGAAAGAAAGGTCAATACAAAGAAGGAGATTTTGAAGACGTTGATCTATTCAGTGAATCTGAAACTGATGACGATACTGATGATGAAGCTCCTACCATAGCAGAAGTCTTAAAACAACAAAATAAATTGGCTTGTGACGATAAATCACGATTCCAAGTCAATGGAGTAGGGGATACTATTAATATAATACTTCCTATTCTTGCTGTGTTTACTGCAGCATCCGGAATAAACCCCTCAATTAGTCTACTATCACAGACCGGGAAATTCTTAAACAACCTCGGGAAAACTAAGGATGTAGAGAAAGGAGCAGATTATTTAAAAGATTCAATTAAGAACCTTAAAAGAAAATTCGCACCATCAATCGAAGACATGGTGGATGAGCTCACAAAAGATAATGCTCTTACAATAATTGAGCAATTAGAAGAATTTAACTTGGAACAAATGAAGTTCCAGCTTAGAGGAAACGAGCAAAGGCACGTAGTCATTGCAAATGCAAAAAGAACTGTTAGTGCTTTATATAAAATGATACAAGAGAAAACATTGAACTCGTGTTTCACGCACAGGCTCATTAGAGTAACAGAGAGAATTTCTGAAGTTGAGAACTACTTTTATAAGCAGAACAATATACAACGATTCAGATTTGATCCTTTCCATGTGTGTTTCACAGGAAAACCTGGTGTAGGTAAATCTACATATATGGGAACAGTGGAGGCTATCCTTTTCAGTAAGTATGGTTATAAATCTTATCAAAGTTACTCAAGAACACCAACCGATCATTGGGATGGGTTTTCACCCGAGACTAAAGGTCTTAGGGTTGATGATCTTGCCCAAAAAGCAGGTATGGATGCCAAGGATATTATGGAAATGATATTGATGAAATCAAACAATCCCTTCATCGTACCAATGGCTGATCTTAAAGAAAAGGGAATGAGTTTTGGGGCTGAGTTTATCATCTCTTCAACAAATATGGCATTTATGAATAATATAGACCAGTTAAGAGATGTGGATGCTTTCTACAGGAGAAGAAATTTACTTATTAATATGTATATGGATAATCCTGCAATTAAAGCTGAACAAAATAAAGATTGGCAACATACCGTTTTTGAGGTATTAAACCCTCTATGGAACGGACAACGTCATCCTAAATATCAAGAACTATATAGCGTTAATCAAATTGAAGCTATTATAGTTGAGGAAGAAGCTATACATAGAGCAAACCAAGAGTACTTAGCAAACGAGAGTAAAGCTATGGAAGATGCTATTAATAACAACGCAACTAGCAAGCACCAAATCCTTGGTACACTTGTTGGTCATGAAGTGTTTTATGGAGATGTATTAACCAGGTATTTATCTAGAAATGTTAACGAGTTTAATAGAGTTCTAGGACAATTGCATAAAGCTGATCAATTAAAAATGATTGAAGCAAAAGATGCAGTGGGTTTAAAGAACCTATTGGATGAGCACTTAGAACAAATAAAATTAGGAGCTGATATAGATCAGCCTTTTAAGAAATTATATGATCAATTGCTCACATGTTACATGGCTAGTAAATCTATCCATAGAACAGCAGATCTAAATATTAGAACTGATGATTTAATTTATGGGTCAGCTAAAACTGTTGAAACTACAATTAAAAGTTACCATGAGCATATCACTAATTTTTCTCATGAAGCACTCGAGGGATTAAAGAATATTTTACATCCTACTGTGAACAAGATCCTTAAAGCAAGGAACCAAGCTAATAAGAACCTTAGAGGCATGGCTAATTTGTTAGATCAGGGATTTAAGAAAGTTAAAGAAGCTGCTATGAGTCCATCTGTTTGGTACATGACTGCAGTTGCTGCAGCCGCTGCCATATCATTTGGCGCTTTTAAACTTATCAAACAATTCTTTGGGATGACAGCTAATGTAGTTGCTCATGCAGGTAATGCTGCCAAAGATAAGAATTATGCTCTCAAAATGGAAGCTAAACGCCGTGAAGAAGAAGCCAGAGCTAACCGAAGAGGTGATGATTACTGGGATCAAGTACACGGAGAAAGTGGCTGGACCAAGAGAGAAATGAGAGATTTTGCTGAAGAACATAGTTTTGGAGCATTAGCATCAGTCCTTGGTAAACACGCCAAATCAGGCCAAAGGTTTTACGAAGCCAATGGTACATTTACTGCCTCACCAAGAAGACCTACCGGACGAAATATCGTTAATGGAGGAGTCGATCCCGATATCGTATATGATAATGGTGAGCCAGTCAAGGTGCAAGGAGCACTAAACACAACCAGTGATGAACTTAGAGATTTCATTGGTTCTATGGTCATGAAGAATATAATTGTTTGTGACATAGCAGGAAGGAAAAGAGCCCAGCGTGGTTTGTTCATCTGTGGTGATTTGATAATGACCACATCACATTTCTGGTTACATCATTCAGGTGATAAGCTAGATTTAGCAGGACAATCATTCGTATACCAACGAATGTTCCAAGAGGAAGCTGATGGTTTTAATATTGATGTCTCAGGATTATTAATTGATGAATCAAAGGATATAGCTTTCCTGAAATTAAGGAAACCAGTACCCGGAGTGAAGAACATAGCAAAATTCTTCCCAAAAGATACAGAAGTATTTAAACATAATACCGCTAATATATTGAGTATGCGTGGTATGCCTGGTAAAGATGTAGGTTATGTCTTCCCATTTGTTGACAATATTGCTAATATGCGGGAGCAACTCGAATGCATAGAGTATAAAATGCCAAAAAGAACATTCTACTGTTCCGGATACACTTACGAGAGTGTCCTTGGAAAAGGAGATTGTGGAGCACCAATTATTGTCATGAACGATAACGATCAACCAAGAATATTGGGTATCCACGTTGCAGGAGACATGTCATGCAAAGTAAGATTTGCTCAACATGTGACGAAAGCGGATATATTAGAAGCTTTTATTAACCTAAATATGTTATGCCCCGTTGCTAACGGAGCAGATGCTACCGAACAAGATTTGATAGTCAATGGAAAATTCGAAAGAATACAAATGGACTACAAGAACTTACCATTCGGTGTTGGACAACTACCATCACAATCAAATATGGTTGGCGTTGTACCAAAATCAGTCCATAATACGACTGAAATTATAAGTAAAATTATACCCAGTTCTATATCTAAGCATTTAGAGAAAGAAATTCCGGCAAAGAAAGCACCGGGTGTAACGAGAGTAAATGATCCAAGAAACGAGAACTTTATAGAACCCGTACTCAAAGGAGTATCAAAATATCTCTCAGAACCAGCTTGTCCTCATAATGATGACGTTGATATGGCTGCCGATCATTTATTTAGTCGGCAAGAGCACATGGAAGGTGATCTAGGAAAGAGGGTCTTGAGTATGGAAGAAGCACTGAACGGAAAAGAACGAACTAACTTCGACTCTATTGATAGAAGCACAAGCCCTGGTGAACCATGGACCAAAATGTACGGTGGCCAAGGAAAAGCCAGAATTATAACCGAACATCCATTCACATTTAAGGATGATAAGGTAGAAAAAGCAGTATATGAAAGAATAGCTGCTTACGAAAGAGATGAGAGTGTACCAACTTTAACTCTCACATTTGCAAAGGATGAGTTGCGAGGACACGCTAAGGTCGAGAATGTAGACACGCGCGTGATCGAGTGCTTACCAATGGATATGATGTTGGTAACAAGAATGTATTTTGGAGCGTGGATCTCCATGATCTTCAAAAATAATGACAAACTATCTTGCCAAGGAGGCTTAGATCCAGGGAGCATGGCTTGGGGCAATGCTATGAGGAGACTCCGAGAAGCAGGTAGTAAATTTGTCGCCGGAGATTATAAAAATTTTGACGGCAAACCATCTATGTACATGATTATGTCTATAGTAAACGTAATAAACAGATGGTACAACGACGGTGAAGTAAACGCCAATATCCGTCGCAGGATTGTATATGACTCAGTCGATAGAATTACAATGGCGTCAGGAGTGTATATCCGATTAGATCACGGAATACCCTCAGGTTTTGCATTAACAATGACAATGAACTCCCAGCTCAATGACTTGTATAAGTGTTTAGCCTGGATGAATGTCATGCCTGTAGGTTTTAAGGACCTAAAAACAATGGAGCAGAACACGAGAGCTATTACTCTTGGTGATGACCATGTGATCTCAGTCACAGATGAATTTGCTGAATATTTCAATGTTCAATCATTTGGTGACTACCTAGCTTCAATAGGTGTTATCTACACAGATGCCTTCAAAACACACTATTTGAAAGCGCCCAAGTACGTGGAAGAGAGTGAAGTCTCTTTCTTAAAACGTACTTGGCGGCCCCATCCGCAGAGCCCCAATCTGCTGATGGCCCCTCTCGACAAGGATACGATCCAAGAGCGAGTTCACCATATCAAGAAAGGAAGTAGAGTTCCTGGAAAGAATCATGAACAGTTGAAAGACAATGTGAACATGTCTCTTGAGGAGGCAGCTTTGCATGGTGAAACTTATTTTGATGAGTTTAAAGCCAAAGTAAAGAATGCCTGGGTGTTAGCCGGACACCCGTCGTATGAATTCCCTGCTGTATCATTTAAAAATGAGATGGCAGTGGCAGGTGAAAAGTTACGCTTTGGATGCGTAACTCGCATGCCAAATGTAGCTAGCAACTGAAGAGTTGTGTGATGGGTACAGCAGGGTCTAGTCGAGCCCCGTTGGTAACCCCATAACACAGAAATTCGAC